CATTTTCGCGCTTGATCTGGCCCATGTTCGCCTCCCACTGGCCGCCATTGAGTCGGATCGTGCTCTGTTCGTGCGTGCTGTACCCGTGCTGGTTCGCAAGTATCTCGGCGCTTATTTCCTTTGTGGGATCGAGCTGCCCCTGAGACGGTCCGATCCACTCGCTGCCGAGCCATGCCGCCCGGATCAACGGATCGGAGAAAAAGCCCGGGGCCTGAATACGCCCCCGAGCTACCGCCTCGGCGAGCCATATCTCATAGATTGGCTTGCAAAAATCATTTGCAAACCATTCGCGGCGCATTTTGAAGGCTTTCCACGCCTCCAAAAGAGCCGCCCGGCTTGCTGAGTACGAAGCATTAAAAGATTTTAGAAGCAGGTCGGCCGGGATCTCTAGGGCCGCTCCGCATTGCTCGCATAGCGCACGGACAAAAGCAGAAAAGCCGCTCGCAGGTCGCGTAGGTGTCGCAAACTTTATATCTTCCCCGGGTTTCATCACGTTAATGGTCCCCGGCCCCATTTCGTAGTCGTCAGGATCCGACGGCTCAACCTCGGAGCCGTTCACTTCGTTGTACGGCATTTGGTCGGCTCCGGTGTCTGTTGTAATAAACGCGGTAAAAAAACTCTCGACGAGCGCCGCCATGAGCTCGCCCTCTGTGTATCTTCGCATTTGTAAAAGCGGCTCAATGATCTGCGCTAAATAAGTAACCCCTCGATATTGCTCAGGGCGTTCCGACTCCATAACGTGAAGCACATTCGGCAACCCGGTTTTTTCTCCGTAGGCTTCTACTCTGGTCCATTCAGTCGAGGCGGTCGCTACTATGTGGGGATATGTATTTCGGAAATAATAGGCTTTTATCATTCCCGCGGCGTCAATCTCCACGCCGTCAAAAATCCGGTTCCCGTTCTCTGCCTTTCCTTCAGTGGTAAAACAGTAGTGCCCGGCGTTAATCAGTGGAGTGCTGCACCGGTCAGCCTCGACAAGCTGGATCCTGAGAGAATAAGGGCACATAGGCGTCGTTTCCACCTGCTTGACAAGTCCGAACACGTCGCCGCTCATTAGCCAGCTCATAAGGGCGAGTTGCTGCATTGCGTAATAATCATTTACGCCCGTAGCGTCGCAGGCGTTCTTTTTTTCGGCCCAGAGCTTAAATTCTGCCTCGGTTTTGTCTTGCCATTCTTTTGCTGCCTCTTTGGATAGCCCCAGACGCTCGGCGTCTATGCTGCTTTTCAGCCTGAGCCCGCACCCGATAACATTTGTGCGGTTTGTTTTTATTGCCGAGGTTGCGATCGGCGCGGCCATATAGAGCATACGGGCCCGCTGTCTCAGCGTGTCGTTGCTGTGATCTATATCCCATTGGGGAGAGGAGCTCGCGGCGTTAAAACTTCTCAGAGCTTTCTTTTTCCAGCTCGCGCCGGCCTCTGCATACCCATAGTTTGACATTCCGGGTGCTGTTGTTTTTGGCCGTGTTTCGGCCGGATCCGCTGGCTTTTCTATTGCCGGCGGTTTATTTTGTGGAGCTGTCTGCATTTTTGTCGCCTCCTTTACCAGTCGCGGGGGATAACTCCAACGGCCCTGCGCTGTGATTTACTTTCAAGCGACGCGATCTCCTCCTCCAGCTCCTTGATCGCCTTGCGGATTGTGGCGAGGTCTGTCTGGTAGCGCGTCGCGCTTCTTGTACCTAGTCCATAAGATTGCACGCCGCCGTTGAGCATTTCCTCCTCGCGCTTATAATAGAGCTCGAGGCGTTTCCTCAACTGGGCGATTTTTTCCTCTTTCTGTTGTTTCGTCATTGTCTGCCTCCTTACCAGTCGTCATACATTTTTTTGGAGCTGGTTCTTTTTTTCTTCTCTTTCTTTTCTGGAGATTTGAGCTCTTGGCCTTTTAGCCTCCTCTCAACCGCTTCGAGAACGGGATCCAAAATTCTGAAGGCTGCCATTGCATAATTGCGGCAGTCGAGCGCTTCGTTTCGATTGTGCCCCGGTAGCTTTTCCCATTGCCACTTGTCGCCGCGGCGTGTTTTTACGAGAGAGAGCTTTTCAGACAATAAGCCAGAAAAGAAAAGCGAGTCATACCCTCGATCCTCGCCCCGTGGAAAGTGGCAGTATTTGGCGCCTTTTTCTTGCACCTTGATCGAGCTCATTATCTTGCTTTTTCCAGCGTCAACTCCGAGGGTGTAGAGCCAGCACTGGCCGATCACTTTCCCCTCAATAACAATTTTCACTTTCGACGGCGGGGCCGTGTACGGTATGCCGTCGCCGCCTTTTCCTTTGATTGCAAAAACCCGCTTGTGCTGGCGCTTTTTGCACTCTGCATAAACTTCCTGCGTAAAGTGGCCGCCGGAGTCTACGCAAGTAAAAGAAACTTTCAAGCCTTTTCCGTTTTTGAACCGGTACACATGGTCGATCACGTCGTCGAGTTTCTCCCAGACTTCGGCCGTATCTGGCCGGCCGTTGATTATTCCCTTTTTTATCCCCCATGTTTCCCCGTAGAAGCCGTGTCCTACAACCTCATACTCGAGCCGGTTGTCCTGAGTATCGACTCCGACGGTCAAAACGAGAACGCCCTCCGGCAGCTCTGCGTCGTATTCCTCCCGGCGTGCGAGCATGGTGTCCTCGTCCTCGAGGTCCCCCCGGCCCTCCCACAATTCACCCAGCAGAGTGTTGAAAACAACCTTTAATTTCTCGCTGTCTCCCTGAGCTTCGAGGAATTTCGTAATTATTTTTTCCCACGGAGTCCACGGAGAGGAAAAAGCGTTCAACCAAAAAGAGCGGTGCCCTTTTTTCTGGTACGCGTCCGGGTTCTCCGCGATCCACTTCGCCGGCTGTTTTCGCATGGTCGCCTCTGTGCTTATACAACCGCACCCGGGGCAGCACCATGTTATATTTTTGACTGTGTACGCCTTTTTGTTGCGTATTTTCTTGACTTCGTGATCGAAGTGGATATTGTCAAAAACGATATTGTGATACTCGCCGCAATCCGGGCACTGGTGGCACCAGCGTTCCTGCGTGCCGGCATAAAAACCGTTTTCAATGTTGCTGGCGCCTTTAATCGTCGGCGTTGATACTTCTACCGATTTTGCATTGTAAAAGGTCGCTTGACGTGCCTCTGCCAGAGCCCACGGATCGCCCTCGGTGCCGGCGCTGCTGGCCCAGCGGTCCCGCTCGTCGCCTATGATGTAGCGGGCCGGAGTAGAAGCGAGGGCGCTCGGGCTATTTGATCCGGTGATTGTCAACATGCCGCCCGGGAATGACTTTTGCAAAATCGTGTTCCCGGAGTCCCGGCTTTTTACATCTGAGACTTTTTTCCTCAGTGGCTTCGAGTCTCTAATCATCGGCGCGATCCTCAGCCTCGAAAATTTGCGGGCGTCGTCGAGCGTCGGCTGCACATAAAGAGTAGAGCCCGGATCCTGATCTATGATGTAGCCGATCATGTTGAGCTCTACCTCTGATTTTCCGACTTGGGACGCTGCCACGACGGTTTCCTTTTTGACTTTTGGATCTGTGAAGGCGTCCATTATCTCGACAAGATAAGGCGTCCTTGTGTTTCGCCACGGTCCGGCCTCTGCTGAGCTTTCAGGAGATAAGCGGCGGTTTTTCTCAGCCCATTGCGAAACGGTGAGCCGCTCGGGCGGTTTGAAATTTCTAACACTACGCGCGATCGTGTTGTTAAGGTTTACAACATGCGCGGCGGTGTCAATCGGTTTGTACATCGTCCTCGATCTCCTCGACGCTCGCCCAGCCTTGCCGATCCTTTACCCGCTTTTTATACTCCTCGGGATCGTACTGGTATTGAGAGAGGGAGAGAAGCACCTCGTTGACCTCCTCTTGTATTCTGGCCGATGTTTCTGCCGGCGTTTCAAGCTCTGCGGTGTCAACCGCGAGGCGCCCCGGCATAGCCATGAGCGCGCTGCGTATGCTGAAAACGAGGTCGGTCGTCATTGCCTCCACGTCCTCGGCTCTGTGCATGGTGCCCTCGAGCTCTGCGAGCTGGAGCTCAGCAACTCGAGCCTTTGCGTTTTTGATGTCAACCTCTGCCTGCAGCTTGTCGGTCTCGAGCTTGTTGTTTTGGCTCCCTTGCTTCTTGTCGAGCTGCTGGCGCAGGTATTTGATGTAGTCCTTTGTTGCTTCGCCCACATTGTAGCGCCGGCCCGCTGGCGTGTCGTGGGTTTTGAGTATTCCGTCTTGCGTGAGCTGCTGGATCCTCCGAGCGCTGAGCTCAAACAATTCAGCCATTTTAGTTGTCGGCCAGTAGCCCGGAGTCTCGGCCGGCTTCTCTTTTTTCGGTGTCGCCATTGCCTTGCCTCCTTCCCGGCGTAACGAAACGGCCTGAAAAAATTTTTAGTGTCTAGCAAGTTTTTGGGCTCGCAAGCACCGCAGGCGTTTTTTTCACTGAAAGGACCCGTGAAAACTTTTTATACTATTTTTTCTCGGGCGGTGTGCCCGTGTTAATATTTTTTCGCTGCGTGCATTTGCGCCGAGCTGGCGCTCGAGCTGTCGGCTTGCCTCTGCCTGCCCCGGTTCCTCTACCGGGCCGTGCCTCTTGTGCGGCTCCCCTCTGGTCGTGGCGTTTGCCTCTGCCTTTGTGGTCTGCCTTATTGTGTGATGTGTCTCGGCTTTGTTTTGTGCTGAGGATATAGAAAGAAGCCAGCCCCTCGAGTCTCTGCTGAGTGGCGGCCTCTGGTTCCCTTGTGTGGCGTGCTATGCCATAGCCTTTGCTAACATTTGGTTGACATGGTTCTCCAGTCTTTTGCTGAGTCTTTCGTCTATCTTCTCTTGTATGAGCGGCTGCACTTTTTCGTTCATTTGCGGCACGCTCAATGTCTTAATGCTCTTAATAGGGTAGCGCTCTGAGCTCTCCCTCTGGAATGGTATTTGCGTTGATCCCTCACCTCCAGACGAGGCGAGAAACACGCCGGCCGGCAGGTTCTTTCTTTGGCCCTTGAATACTTCTTGCCTTACTCTGTAGGGCTTCGGCTTTCTTTGCGCTGGTTTCATTTTGAAATGTGTCGGCGTGAGTACGCGGCCCTTGTATGTGAGCACAACGCTCTCGACGAGATTGCCCTCGATCTTTAGCTGTCCGTTTCCTTTGCCTTTTCCTTCTAGTGCCGCCTTTACGTCTGCCTTTTTGATAGCATAAACTTCGCACACGGCAGCCGACACCCATGCTTGCGCCCCGCTCTTTGCGTCTGCCGTGCATTTTTTTATTACTTTTTCAGCGTCAATGCCTGCGATATTATCCAGCGTCTTAACGAGGCGCTCATAATTTGCAAGCATACAAGTCGAGGTCCCTCTGGTTGCACCCATGCGATCGCCTCCTTTTCTGCATGAAAAACCGCACGAGGAAAATCGGGCGGTTTTTTATCTAATTATTGCATTATAAACAGTATAACACGACTCTTTTTTTGAAGTAAATTGCATCTTTTTTGCACCGGTAAATTGCACGGCAGAGGAGAGGGCCTGCTGCCAGCTCCGGCTAGTCAATAGCGGTCGTCCCGTATAGCCTCACGGCCAGACTCTTGACAAGTCTCTGGCGGTTCCTCCATACCGTCGTCCCGTCGCAACCGATTTTTTCGCCGATCGTTTCATTGTCGAGCCCGTCAAAATACCGGCCGGAAACTGTTTTATAATATGGATCGTCTCGTATATAGTCGAGAGCCGTCTCTAAAATATCAACTTCGTGCTGATCCGCTGCGATAGCCGCCTCTTGGTCTTTGATGATAGCCTCCAGAGCCTCCTCTGGATCGAGGCGCACGCTGTTTTTCTTCACACGTGTGCCGCCCACGAGCGATGTGGTGCCGGCATCGCCCGTGCCG